TTAACTGGCCTGTTCCCCCGGAGGCGTAGGCCAGACAGGTTTTGACGTATCAACCCGCATCAACATCACACGGTACTTCTTCCATTCAGTTAAAGCGGCGGTTTCTTCTTCCGTCGCTATACCTGCATCAACAGCATCCTGTCGCCATGAAATTTCTGTATCAGCGACTGATTTCAGCGACCGCCGTTTCTGCTCTGCGCGTTCCTGCTGCTCATCTTTAGTTAATTCAGGGTACGGAACCAGAACAGGAAAACCATTATCATCGGGCTGAATCTGACCATTAATTTGGCTGTCTAAAATTCTCTGGCCTTCGTCGTTGCTGATATGTACAAAACTCCCCGGGATTTTGTCATCGGGAGTGTTGTCGCCATAAAATCCGTTATTCAACGCGCAATACTTCATACAACCCCCTTACCAATTGCGATATAAGAAAATGTGGTAGCGATCCCCGAAGATTTAGAGTCAGCAGAAAGAATTCTGGCTCCTGCTGCCGTGCTATTTGATAAATCCCACCCGACAGCGTTCACCCCTTCAGGACCTGAAGAAATATCTGACGGTGCAACCAGATATGGTATGCCAACAAAAGCGCGTGGAAACTGAACACTGCCTGTTCCGTTGCTGCCCGTTGAACCTCGCCCCCATACAACCTGGAAATCTCCTAACTGGAAAGAACCTGATTCAGAAACGCTTTCCCGCAGACCAAGGTTTGAGAGAGCCTCTGCAACTGCCCCATCAGCTTTAATATCGGCAAACGGGTGAGCGCGGCTAAGCAGTAATGCCTTCACCGCCGTCAGCACCTGGTTACGCTTTGATTTATCCAGGGCTACGCCAGAAGCTTCAACGATCCCTGCAAGTTCCTCCTGAATGGAATCACAATAATCATCATCAAGATCGGTGGCGGGTGTCCCTGTTTGCGGGTTTCCGCGAGTAAAGCCATTCTTCCCTGCACCGAATTTGTCTTTCTGCGCAGTGGGTGTATCAATACGATGCATAATGTCTCCGGTTACGGATATTTGAATAAAACGTAGGTATGGGACGGACAGAGTTTATTGATTACGCACTCTGCGACGGTGTCGCCCCAGTAGCGAATTGGCGTTGTGCAATCATCAATGCATGTCATCCAGGTGGCATCGCTGGAAGCGGGCATGTTTACCTGCCAGTAATATCGCCATTCCGTTGAGTACACGGCATCAGTGCATGCTGATGTGCATTTAAATGGGCCTTTGTTATAGCGCGTGATTGTTGCGCCAGACTTCCCCAGTGCTTCCAGTTGCCTTAGATAGAAGTCTTCGTTGATTCCGCCGGTTAGATTTACTTTCGCGTCCAGCCTCTGCTGTCGTTGCCGTAATGTTTGCGTTCCTGTCGGAATGCATTCATCAGGAAGTCCACAGCATTTTTCCCAGCGATTGATCAGCTCGGTGGTAGTTCTGGGGTCAAGTTCCAGCATAAGATCGTCAGCGCGCTGGTGAACCCTGAGCAGCGACGGTGCAGCCCCTTTTATCGCGACATCTTCAGGTGACCATGCAGGCCCCGGTGGCAAGAGAGCAGAGAGCAACTGGACATAATCATCTTCACTTACGCCCATACGATATCCCCCATGACAGCCAGTTCATTCTTCGCGATCGGTGTATCGACAGCAGGTGAAATCAGCGTGTGGCTGCGCTCCCCTGCGGCAATCGAAATTGCTTCGTTGATACGCGATAATTCCAGCGTCCCTTCGGGATAACCATCTCGCAACAGGAACGAAAGCAACTCAGCTTTAACAGCTGCGCGGGTTGTTTCGTTGTCAGGATTTAAATCGATGGTGAAGTCGATAATTTTTGGCGTGGCTTTGAACACATAGAGATCGGAACCGGCAACCGGTGCTAACGGCTCAATGTGATCCTGTGCCACCGCAACCGTCGTATCATCAAGAATCGGGTTAATCAGGTCGCTGCTGGCTATCATAACGCCAACCGTTCCCGTCCCCATCCAGTGTCGGTAAGTCCATGCGCGTGTTACGCCAGGCACTTCTTTTGCCCAGACAACATAATCACCGTCAGCGCCGCCTTGCGGGGTCCAGTAGTAACGCTCCAGAACCCGTGCCCGCCAGACCTCAAGGTCTTCAATATCAAAACCGCCAGCGATCGTATCGGCCATGCCGCCGGAAGGAAGTCCGTTAACCGGCGTAACCAGTGAGAGCGCCTCACCATCATCCATATTTCCGGTCATACCTGTCATGCTGCAGACAACGGGTACACGAAGCACGCCACCGGAACTCGTTGCGTCTGCCTGAGCGATGTACTGGACGAGATCGTCACGCTGAATTACCGAGCCTGCGTTCACCTTCAGCCCGTTCGTTACGCCATCCCAGCGCATAAAACCTGATGCGGCCACGGCATCTTTTCTCGGGCAGCGTTTCATCGCTGCATGCCGATAAAGCCATGACTCATCGCACAGGTCAGGCAGCATATTCATCGCCAGATAATCGATATAGCCATAAACCGTGTGCAGCGCCCCGGCATAAACCCTGGCCCTGACATCTTCATCCATGCGGCGAAGTTCATCATTGATGTCAAGGCGTGCAAAAAGGTCGGCGCGGATCATACTGATGTTTTCGGCCAGCGTTGGCCGCTGAAATTCACTGTCCGCCATTGGTGATCACACTCCACAGGTCGTTAAAAGAAATCGTTACCGGACCATCCCGGCGCCAGAGGACGATCGTATTCCCCAGCTCATTAATACCAGTTCGCTGGATATCAATGTCGATACGAGATACCACACCGTCATCCAGCATCCATTGAAGAGCTTCACGCAGATAGTTGCGCACGGTATTCACCAGGGCGTTCGTGAGCTTGCTCCGCTGGAGTAGCCACAATTTCGAACCATAACGGTCGTTCGCGACAACCGGCCAGGTATCGCCCCACCACCCCATCGGAACATCAGCGTTATCATCAGGATCGGCGCGGCGGTGGGTGAATAAAGAAATCACTACAGCGCGGGTGAGCGGATCAAGCTGAGAACCGGCGCTTACCCGTTTCCCATTTACCGTAAGCCAAAGTTCCATCACCCCCCCATTTGTTTATCAGGTGTATCGGTGTTATTGCCCTGCCCGTTTTCTCTGTGTTTATGCCCGTTATAAGCAATACGCATCGCCGACATTGTCTGGCCAGAAGTATCACAGAGGTCTTTGATCTGGCCCGTTGACTCAATATCCATTTCAAAGCGGGCTTTAGGCGCGTTTTTAAACGTAATCACCTTGCCACCACCATCAACAACAATCCCGGCGCGTGTCAGCGTGACTGACTGCCCCTGGTCATCGTAGAGAGCAACCTCCCCCGTTTTGAGCCCCTTCATGCGATAGCGACGATCAGACACGGTGATCGCAACGGCGTGAGAACGGTCACCATCAGGAAACAAAACAACAGCCTCAGCCCCCGCTTGTGCACGAGAAGTGAAGCCATAGGGTTCAAGGTGCTCAATACCCGCCTTTTGCTGCCCAGCCAGTAACTCAACATCTATCATCTGGCACTTGGAAGCTGCGTTGATACTCTTCACAACAGCGCGTCCAATGAGTCCTAACAGTTGTCTTTGCAGACTTTGCATCACACTCATCAGAACGGGTCCTCTTTGACTTTCCGTTTTTGCCACGCTTCTTGCTGTCATTTTCAGGTTCTGGCAGATAGGCATCCGGCGGACCGACACGTAGTTCGGTTATTGTGCCGTTGTTGTCTTTAGTGAATGACACTTCAGAAATGAGCAGCTCGCGGTTATTGAAGCCACAAATGGGGTCATAGACGATAACGCGCTGGTTTGGTTGCCACAGTGAACCGTCACCCTGCCGCCAGCCCCACACTGTGTACGTGGTTTCATCGGTACGTGCAGCTCGCTGGCGCGCCTCGAATTCAGCACGCGCAATACAACTGGCTCCTGTTGACTGCCCCGTCTGCTGTACTGCCATGGGACGATAGCGGCCAATTGATGCGTCTGTTGTTTTTGCGCGAAGCACCGTTGTTGTCGCAGCCCCAAAATCATCATCGTTTCCGGCACGCTGCCCCGATACCTGGTAGGTTGAAAAACGTTCACGAATGCTTTTCTCGGTATCGCAGGAAATAACGTTTTTACCCAGCACCAGAGCTGTATGGGCCCGCGTGCTACCAATGCCGCCGATAACAAGCCTGCCTCGAGGGTCGTCGTAGGCCAGCGCCTGCTGTTGTCCAAGCATCTTGTTGAGGACTTCGATAACCGTTTCACCGTGATCGGGTTGTACACCAGGAATAGCGCCACCCGGTGCACCGGCGTTTACAACCGCTATACCGAAAGGTCTGGCGAGCGCCGATGCTACCTGAACGAGAGATTGTCCATTGAACTGAGTCGGCTCAGCGGAACAATCAATCAGATCGGCGGTAAGGCTGCGCCCGCTAATTCCGACGCTAATTGAATGCGCATCGTAGCGGACCGGTGTAGCTTCAATCCAACCGGTAACCACCAGATCATCACCAATGAGCACCTCTACTTTGTCGCCGTTTTTAACGCGAGGCTGAAGCGATGCAACACCATCACCACCGGGCCATTGCCGGGTGATCTCCACGCTGAAATCACGCGCCAGCCTCTCTATCCCCGCACCAATTCGAATTGACGTCCAGCCGCCCCATTCACGTCCGTTAACCCTCAGAGTTACGTTATCGTTCATCGTACAGGAACCCTCAGTGGAGATACCGGCACAAAGCCCGGGTGAGCCACAGCATTACGCCTGACAATGTCAGACTCCCGTGCAGCGTTATCGAACCAGGTCGCTGCCAGAACCAGTGCCGGAGTTACCTCATCAGGCGTCCTGATAACTGTCTTTTGGGTCTGCACAAGGCGGTGTTTTATGTCGTTGTTAAGGTCAGACTTCACCCGGCGCAAAGCCAGAAACAAACGGTCATCGGTAGTACGTGATAGTTCTTTATCAATAGCGGTATTCAGCGTGTCTTGGATATCAACGAGATCATCCCACGTCGGCACATCAACCACCGCCACCTCATCCGGTGCGTTATTCAGCGCAGGGTGTGTCACAGAAGGCCATCCAGAAGACTGCTGAGTTTGTTCCTTTGTCGTTATTGCAGGTGTTGGCAGTGTTGTAACAGCGTAAACCGCTTCGCTTATGGCGGTTGTGCGTACAGCACTGGCAACATAATTCCCCTGTTCCTTACTGAGCTGTGTGCTTTTGCTGTCCGTTTTCCATATACCTCGCGGGGCCATATCTGATCCCAACGAAATACCGGCGAACCCCTTAATCATTTTCATAACGTCAGAAGCATTTCCGGATAGTCTGTTCGCCGTGCGCCACACTTTCTGAATAGCTTCGACATATCCTTTTCCTGATGACGGAGGAGGAAGAAGAACAGAAATATCACCCTGCATTAGCCTCGCTGCATCAGCAACATAGCTATCAACCATAGCCATTGAGTCTGAAACGAAGTCCAGAATTCCTGTGGCACGCTCAAGCACATCTCCCTGAGCGAAGTCAGGCAAACCATCCATGCCGAACTGTTCAAAGTTATCGCTGATGCAGTCATCAAGAGCAGAGCAGGAAGAAACCAGCGTGTTGGCTGTCGCGGTCCCAGATGTCGGAAAAGTAAGTTCACCTGCCTCAACGAAACGAAGATCAAAGCGCACCATGCGCCCTTCACTGCTTGATGTGCTTACGTTGATCTCACCGTCAACACAGACGCTCATCTCACCATATGCCGGATGAACAAGCGTCCCGGGCCCCGGCTTATTAAGCGCTTCTATCAATCTGTCTCGTTGTTCATAGCAGTCTTCGCCGATGACATACCCAGAAAATTTAGGCCGTGAGGTTGCTTTGCCTAGGTCTTCCGTATAGGGCTTATCACGGTTCACAAACTCGTGTGTTTCGACACGCCGTCCAGCGGTTAGACTCTCGTCCTCAGTTTTGAACGGAACACCACGAAACGATGCATCCACCAGCCGATCTTTCCACGCCATATAAACTCCGGGCATAAAAAACCCGCCGAAGCGGGTTGAAGAGATAGAATGAATTATCGCAGAAAAACATCTATTGAATATATGTCGCCAATCTTTAAAAATTTCGATTCACTTTTACTGTCAATCGACTCAAAGCTATTAACACTTGAAAACTTCTTCATCTTATTTTCAAATATAGCCTCATCGACACCGGAAAGATATTTAAAAGCCCTGCCAGCCAAAACAGCATTACTGAGTTTCTGAGTGTTGCCGTTATCCTTATAGAACCATATTTTAACTCTTTCCGTACATGGAGGCTGGTATAGCGTCAAATAGAACTGAGGTTCATACTTACTTTCTGCATCATCACTTAATGCCTCTTCAGTGGATAACTCTTTTCTGAATTCGTATTGTTTTTTGATAATACCATTTTCTTTAATAGAATTTACGCGAACAGGCTCTTTCCCAAGCGAATCAATGAATTCGGACTCATTGAAGTCGAGCCTGCACTCTTCTGCATTTACTCCAAAAGAAATTAATACCATTAAAAATAATATCATTGAGCGCATGACCACTCCTAATATGTAAATATCCAAGAATGGTAATGTTATATCACCTTTTAAGCGTAAGCTACGAAATGATTTGAGTGTTGCCTACCCGCCCATGCCAGTTCTACCAATTCTGGTATAACCAACATCGGTACTCACGTTGATGCCTCTGGATTTCGACTCTGTCACTGTTGTTCCAGGTTGAGCACCTTTTAGCTCAACAACAACTCTGGCCTCTGGCTGTGAAGGTGTCCCCTGATTAATCTGATAAGGGTTATAGCCACTGCTAGCAACACCAGTACCATAAGCACCGTAACCACCAGCGCCCCACTGTGCAGCGTTAGCAGCAGCAACAGTGTCACTGGCTCCATCAGAGAACCATTCAATAATAGGTTTGAGCTTATTCCACATATCCTGGAACCACTTAACAACTGGTCCCCAGTTATTGATGATCAATCCTAGTGGTGTCCAACCAAAGACTGTTTTCATCAACTCCCATCCGACTTGGAAATATGGCCCAATCTTATCCCACATTTCTTTAAACCACGGGCCTACCGTACTCCAGTTGGCAATGATATAACCTGCAGCCATTGCAATAAGTCTGAACAATATCCCCCACGGAGACATTGATATAGTCTTACTCACCAAACCTAAAGCAAAGTTAACTCCCATAAACCCAAGCTTTAAAGCAGCAAGACCAGCAACAAGGCCGACTACTCCCCTGATTACATCAGGATTTTTCTCGGCAAAGTTAGAAAATTTTTCTCCGAGGTCACCAAGCCAAGTAACAATCTGTTTAGTGTCCGATGAAAAAGCACCACCTATAGCTGCGAGTCCATTTGTAGCGGTCCCTGTCATTGCTTCCCAAAGATTTGCCAAGGTTCCAAGCTGTGCCTCAACACGTTTGTTTAGGCTGGCTTGCTTGTTCATTTTTTGTTGAACCTGGTCATAACCGTCTTTTCCCTTATCTATAAGGGCGTTAACTACCTGGAGTGTTTCAGCGTCATCACCAAACAGTGCTTTTAACACCCCAGTTCGTTTCACATCGCTTAATTTTCTAAGCTTCGATAATTGCGTAAACATTTTATCGATACCGCCGAAACTTCCTTTACCGTCGGTAAAGTCTAGATTCACGCCGAGCTTTTGACGTTGCAGCACTTTATTAACGCCGTTAACTTTCTTGATATCCAGACCGGACTGGATAACTTTTCGTAGGGCGTTGCCGGCGGACTCTCCTTGCATCCCCATCTGGTCCATCATGACGCTGATCGGAGCAAGTCCCTGAGCGGCTTTTAATCCGTCTTTATTAACCATCTTCAGAACTGAGCTGGTCTTAGTGAAGAACGACAGCATGTTGGTATCATCAACCCCAAGATAGAATGCTTTCTGGATAGTATCGAATAATCCCATCATGTCATCTGACGCGGTTCCAGTTGCATCCTGCATTTTCGCAGCGAATTCTGCCGCTGCTTCAGGTGTCTTTTTAAGCTGTACAGCAAGGTATGCTGTCGCTTTACCTACCCCACCCAGAATATTTTCTGCCGGAATACCCTGGCGAACTAGCATCTGCATCATGTTCTGAAAATCAGCAGTCGTGCCAGGTAACTGATTCCCAAGTCCAACAGCCAGTTTGTTTATTTTTTCAAAACTATTGCCGACTTCTCCATTAGCCTGCATCATCGCGACCTTCAGCCCAGTAGCCGCATTCTCCTGATCCGCGTAGGCTTTCAGCGATACAGTCAATCCAGCAGCCAAACCACCAGCCAGCGCTAATCCACCCTTCGAAGCTTCCTCTGCCTGGCGCTTGAAACCACGGATATTTTTCTGCATCCGTGAAAGCGCAGGAGATAGCTTATCTACGCCAGTAATCAGAGCCTTAAGCTCAAATTCAGCCATTACCTTTCTTCTCCTGCTCTATCCTGTTTGCCTGACTGACCAGCAGCGGAATCTCACTGATTGGCATTTTTAGCAATTCAAATGGATTAATGCGCCAGTAACTGGCGCAGTCAAAAAAACGGTCAGTGAGATAATCGGCTGTCAGGCCTGGAGGAAAAAACCTGCAACAAGCCAGCCTGCACTATTCAGATCGCCGGGTTTCATCTGATCTACCGTGCTCAGCGGTACATTTGCCAGCCTGACAATGTACTTCGCGATAATATGCGCCTGCAGTTTGATGGATTCGTCCTGGTTCATCTGGTACGGATAACCCAGTTCGCGAACGTCTTTACCAGTCGGTTCGTTAAACTCCAGGACGCTGATCGTTTCACCATGCGCGGTTACTGGATGGTTTAGTTCAAGTTCTTTCATTACTGGTAATCCCCTTCTTCACCGTGGAATTCAAGATCCGCCGTACCTTCTTCGGCGTTGTGGTTTGCTTCACCGTGCAGCCAGGCAGACGACAAGACATAAACCTGACCGTTTGCCAGTTCGGCTGTAATGGTCATCTGGTCTGATGTAGTGACCTTGCTGACCGGAAAATCTTTCGGCACTTTGAAGGTGCCTTTGACATACGGCGCGCGGTGCGTTTCTTTACGATCCACCGAGCCATCAAGGCCAATGACATCATCATTGACCGCCTTATTCATCGGCACCTCAATGCCGCCAGTTAGCGACAGTTGCTGCCCGTCGATTTTGAAATAACAGGTACCCCCAATCTTCGCCATTACGCGGACTCCTCTTGATACTGAAGGCGGAACTGGTTAACGACCGCAAAGACGCGCAGCTGGTTAACGTAGTCAGGCGGGAACAGTGTGTTGATACGGTTCGGGTCGGTCGCGTCGCGTTCAACCTTCAGGTATTGCTTGAACAGGTCGTAATTTTCAACGATTCCGGCGCGCTCCATCTGCCGATAGGTCGCCAGAAGCTCACCTTTGATTACCGCTGGCGTCACAATCGCCTGACCAGGACCAAAGCGGGTACCATCGTTCGCCAGTTTATGGCGGCCGTATTTGCTGGTGATGACTGACTTCAGCTTACGCAGCACGTAAGCGCTGGTATGCAGCGTTTCGCTATCGAGATAGCTGTTGTCCGCAACACCGTAGGCGTTTTTCTTGTACGTCGTAACGTCGCGTTGAATGCGCAGCGTGCCGCTTTCTACGTATGACGTTGCAACTCCATGTGACAGAAGAGACTGCTGCTCGGTCATCGTGAAGCGCTTCCCTTTCGGAGCTGGCAGCATGTCCACCAGTTCGCCGGTTTGTGTCGGACGCGCCGGATCATTACGGATAAATACCGCATTGCGTGCGGTACGGCTGGCCGCCAGCTCATCTGCCGGGGTCTGCGTTTCTTTCTCGTAGCCCGCCAGAGTAATGTGCTGCTGGTTAAGCTGATCCCCTGCGGCAACCAGCTCAGAGAGTGTTCCGAGTTTCGCGGTATAAACGTGACCATACAGCTGACGCGCGTAGCTCCAGCGACCGCTGGTATCGTTCATTTCGCTGACAAATGCATTAACCGAGGCCAAATCATTGAACGGGTGACCAATATAATCAAACGACTCATCAGCCATAGCGGCAATAGCGCCATTGAGTACCGGTGCCCCCGTTCCGGCAGCGCCAGCAGCGACGGCTATCGCTACGCCTGCAGGCAACACTTCACCACCACCGTAACCGTAATAATTCAGAACGACAGGGATTTCATTCCCGCTCAGACCTTTGTGACGTGCTGTCAGCGTGACTACGCCAGCAGCAGACGAAGCGATAACCGGCAACGTAGGATCGGCATTGATAGCATCTTTAATACTTAATGCCACAGCCTCAACATCATCACCGCTCACAACTGCTGCCTGAATACGAGTACGCCCGACATAAACATTCACCGTGCCGCTCTCAGTTGCTGCGCCAGTTACGGTCAGGGTATACGTGGCCACCACTCCTGCCGCTGGCTCAGGGACAGCAATGATGTAAAGCTCACCAAAAGGATCTGTTTTACGATACGCAGCAACCATGCGTGCAAGCTGACTACCAGGACCACAAACCTGTTTCGCATAATCAGCAGATGGCATCAGTACCAGCGAATCAGGCTCAATTGCCGCACCGGTGTTTGCGTGACCCAGCAGCAACGACGGCGCTGACTCCTGACTTGTATTTGCCGCCGAATTATCCATCTCAGCATAAAACAGTGGCACCAGCGTATTTGCCGGGATAGTGCTGAAACTAACGGTCATTGGTTTCCACCTTTTTCTGTTTAACTTTGTTCACGCGCCTGATATCGCCAGCGGCTTCCCGGCGCAGCCAGTAACTGCTTTCTTCAACATTTCGCCCTTCAACAGGCAAAAGGTCGCCTCGGGCAGGGTCAGGTACTGACCGCCCGTTTTTGGGTTTTACAAACATGGGTTTCCTCAGGAGGGAAGAGTTATCTCTGTGTGATGCTCGGGCTCCCCATCGGGGCCATGTCCCGGATCGATAAAATCAACATCAATCGCCAGCGTTTTAAAATCATCCAGATCGTTCAGTTCATCCTGCTGGCGGGTGTCATCTTCTGACAGCTCATTCAATACAGTGAAGTCGAACTGGTAGCTCAGTTCATGCCGGTTCACATCAAGCAACGTACCACCTGCATAGGTGACAGGGTTTCCGCGCTCTTCAGGATTCCAGCCCAGGAGCGCTTTAAACAGTGACTGTCGCACATCGTGAACAACATCATATGAGGCAAACTGACCGCGTTCATCCCGGCCATTGCTGACAAACACAATGACGGCAAACCCTTCGGTTAAATCCTGCCAGTAGTCAGTCTGGCTCTTCTGTTCCCCTGGCGAATCATCGCCGGGAACAACATAAGCCGCCGGCAGTTTCATCTTTCCGACTTCCGGCAAGTCCTTAAACTGCGCAGCACCTGCTACACGATTCTGGAATTCCGGGCAACGCGCCCGTAGTGCTGCAATAATCGGGGCCAGTTTCATCAGCGTCGCCTCTCCGGTTTGAGTGATAGCCGCAGTTCACGCGCCAGGTAGTAACGCGTCCACGGGTTGTTTTTGTTGAGTGTCTCAACCATGAAATTATTACGCGGGGCCAGACGCCAGCCGCTACCACCAGAAGCACCACGGTGATGACTGCGCCGACGCTTTGCGCCACCGCGCACACCGTAGAAGAGAAATGCGGGGTAGAAATCACCAGTGATCAGCCGGTTGCCCTGTCCATTTCGCTGGTTTGGTGCGATGCGGGTCATAAACCCCGGACGACGACTACTGGCTTTCGGCACCATGTAGCCGATAGATTTAGCCAGACGGCCTGTCTGGTATCCCGGGTTCTCACCTGGTTCAGATCGACCGCGGCGCATCACCAGGCGACGAGCATCGCGCATATGGCGCTGGCCGATGGTGACAAAGGCACGCCGGACACGCGCGCGGTTGAAGCGCATTTCGTTCGGCTGCTGAAAATCAACGTGAAAAAAGGGTTCCGCCATTGGAATTACCTCCAGTATTTACCGGGAACTCACCCAACTCAGTGCATTCCAGAAGCAAATATCGCCGCTTGCTGTTCAGGTCACGCACTCGCTTAACCCGGTACACGAGGTCATTCAGCGCTACTTCAAAATCAGTAGTGATCCCCCTGCGCCAGCGAATGGTGATGTAATGCGTAATAACGTTTTCGGTCTGGGCCGTCTCCTGGTAAGTAGTCGCGCTGGTTTGCACTACCTTTGCCCATGCAGGAAACTGGACAGGATAGATTGGCTCAGTCCCCATATCATCGCTCGGGGAATCGACACGTTGCCGTATACTCACTCGTTTATCGAGTTCTCCGGGATCAGGCATGGTATAGAGGGCGCTGGTATTAGTTGACCGTCTCTTCATACTAAAATCCCGATACTGGTAACCGCCGTGGGTATAACAGAAATTCAAAAGCCTGAGGGGTCTCTGACATTTCCAGTTCTGATACTGAACTTCTATTTTCATACCAGTGACTGATCAGCATCAGCATTCCCAGCTTGATATCATTGGTAAGGGTTATGCCGTCATCATCAGTGTCAGGAATAACGTCTTTTGTTGGGTAAAGATTACGATTCAGATAGGTTGTAGCCTTTGCTTCTGCAGCTTCACCAAGTAGGGTCAGTAGCATATCCTCGTCCGTAAAATCCACCTCAATACGGCACTGTTCTTTTATTTCTGGAAGCGTAAGTAACATCCTGCCCCCTCATTTTTTATCCGTTCGTTTTTGGCCTGCTCTGCCTGCTCTGCCTGCTCTGCCTGCTCTGCCTGCTCTGCCTGCTCTGCCTGCTCTGCCTGCTCTGCCTGCTCTGCCTGCTCTGCCTGCTCTGCCTGCTCTGCCTGCTCTGCCTGCTCTGCAGGAGTATCCTCACTCACAGATTCTGCATAACCTTTTTTAATCAGCTCTCGACCATGCTGTTCCAGTGTTTCAAACTCACTGCCTTCAGCCTGTACTGTACCGTTGAAATAAACCGGTTTAAGGACTCGCATTTTCATTTCTGCTTCCTCAGGGTTAAAGCGACCCGAAGGCCGCTGTTTTGGATTATTCGCCGCCAGGTGCCGGTGCTGTGAAGGTTCCATAGATGAACGCCTCCGGACGTTTGACCGCCAGCGCCAGACGTTCTTCACAGCGGATCGAAATCATGTTTTTCTCGAAGTCGTCGGCGTTCTCTGTGGAGATGACCACGTTCGCATCTTCACGGTCGAAGATCTGCGCTCCAGCGTTGAACGCGCCTGTCAGGAATTTACCCTGGAAGGCAGCAGCTTCAGTGGCAACAACCGGCAGTCCCCAAAGTGTCGGTCCCGTCAGTGCCGCAGGGTTCGCCAGGATATAACGACCCAGGCTGTCTTTAGTCAGTTCAATCTTCGCCCAGTCAATGAAGTGCAGAACGTGACCGGAAGCCGGGAAGCGGGCCAGTTGCGCCTGCAGCATCGCAAGGCGCAGATCATCAATACCGTTCTGCTGTGCAACAGCAAACGCCGCAGCGAAAGCTGAGGCCTGAGGAACGATGCCATCAAGGTGAGCACCAGTGCCATCCCCAAAGAGGATTTCCTGCTCTTCGACATACTTCAGACCATAACGAAGCTCAGCATCAATAGTGGACTGAAGCTGTGGCATATCGTCGAGGATCTGTTTCGCCGCTTTGAACAGGTGGGCAACGGTGCGAACCGGCGTAATTTTTTCAGCAAACGCAATATCGCTGTACGGCTTGGTAGTATTTTCCGCCACCGCTTTAGCATTATTGGTAAATCCGGTCTGCTGCACCCAATAAATGGTATTGGACTCGGTGCGCCCAGGCGCGATCAGATCGCGAATAAACAGGCGCTGCTTAGGCTGTGCCTCAATGCCAGGAAGACGGTCCGGCGCAACAATCTGACCAGGGATATTCACAGACAACAGAGCTGCACTAACAGGAATGCTCAGGCGTTTGTTGCCTTCAACACTGGCAGCAAAAGCTTTCAGCGCTTCAGCAGAAATAACCTGCTGACCAACAGTCTCAACAACCTGTTTTGCATTTGCCAGTGGCATCTGCGCGACATGTTGTTCAAGGTCACCAACGGCTGCTTTTAGTGTTTTTTCAGCTTCACGAAGGGCGTTAAATTCAGACGCCATTTTGTCGACAGCCGCCTTCGTTTCTTCTGAAAGCTGGCCGGACTTTTTCGCTTCTTTGAGTGCGTCTTCTGCTTTCGCGTTGAACTTACTGGTTGCCTCTTCAATGCTGGCAGTGACTTTTTTCAGAATATCGTTTACTTCAGACATAAAGGGTCCTTATTTGACTAACGCCGCCAGAGCGCTTTCAAGTGAATTGATAGTTTCAGGTTTGATATCTTCGGCAGCGCCCGGCATACCGTCATTGGTGGCGACAGCGCCAGGCATGCCACCGGATAAGGATTTAATGAGTTTTCGTCGCTCAGAGCGCGGGGTGTTGGTTTTAGCCAGCAATGCATCAAGCTTTCGAAGCGCGGCTGCAGGTGATTCGTCGCCGTCACTGATCGCATCAGCAGAAAGCAAACTATTTGCCAGCCCTTTCGCCACGGCTTCGCTTCCACCGATATAGCTTTCAGCGTCCATCAGCTTCTGCACGGCGGTCATATCAAGGCCGGAGCGCGCTGCGTAGATATCAGCCATTGCGGTATCGAATGGCTCAAGATAAGTCGATAACTCGGCAAAATCATGTCGGTTGCCCATCGCTGCTACCCAGCAATTGTGGATCATCAGAAAGGCACCGCGCCCGATTTGAATATCATCCCCGGCCATCGCAATTATCGAGGCGGCACTGGCGGCAATGCCCAGCACCTTCACAGTTACACGGCCTTCGTATTCGCGGAGAAGGTTATAAATTGCCAGGCCTTCGAACATGTCGCCGCCCGGTGAGTTGATATTCACCGTAACGTCGGCGCCGTTCATAGCCCGAAGTGCACCGGCAATACGTTTGGCTGTCACCCCTTCGCCCCAGTAGTCCTGTCCGATAACATCAAAAACAGAAATGCTGTTATCGTCGGTGGCCGCAGCTTTAATCCCGCCGTCCCAGCGGTCCAGTGCAGACGGTAAGGTTTCACAGGTAACGCGCGCGCAGGGGCGACCCGCCGGTGCTACCGGAAGTTGTTTTTTGCTCATCAGGAAATTGCTCCTAAGCGGCCTGTTTCAGTGGAGATTGTTCGAAAGGAATATCAGGGAAAACCGCATTATGGACTTCGCGAAGCAGTTTAGCTTTTTCGGCTGTACTGTTTTTACGCAAGTCTTCAAGCGGGGTGAGATTCAGTTGAACTGTGTAGATATCCCCACCTTCAATCGGTGGAAGGTTTTCAAGGCGTCGCACGTCATTACGCGACATCCATCCGTTTTGCAGTGCGGTAGTGTAGTACGCCGCACGCCCTGCGCTGTCGGCACGGAGCAGGCCTTCTACTGAGAACTCCGCAAATAAATCCTCATCTCCGTTAAGCAGACAGCGTGAAATCTCCTGCTCAATATTGACCAGCATTGGGCGCAGTGTATTAGTCAGGAACAGGAGGTTCATCCCTTCAACACTCGATGCCCAACTGCTCTGCTTCGTCGTGTGTCCTACCATAAAGGGAGGCACCCGGAACCAGCGGCAGATTTCCTCGATGCTGAATGAGCGTGATTCCAGCATCTGCGCATCTTCAGGATTCAGAGTTATGCCCTGATAGGACATATCCCCCTCCAGCACCATCACTTTTCCGGCGTTTTTAGAGCCGACGAAGCGGTTAAGGTTTTCACGGTTTTTCTGGCGCTGCTCTTTGGTCAGAAGATTCTTTGACAGGAAAAATCCGGATGTCTGAATACCGTTTTCGAAAATTTTCGCTGCGGACTCTTCAACCGCCATCGCCGCACCAAACACGTCACGCCCGGTACGCATCGGCATCATCCCGCAGACACCATCAAGGCCAAAGCCCCTGATGTGCATCATGTTTTTAACCGGGATGATGCGTTCTACGCCCTTCTCTGTGTATGTATAACGCAGTTCGCCACTGTCCAGCCGCTCCACCTTCATGCACTGAGGCAGCAACGGCACCAGTGAAACCAGTTTGGTACCAATCAACTTTTTTTCTACGTAGGCATTACCCCGAAGGCAGATACTGGCAACCACCATCAGCATAAAGCGCGACGGCGTCATTTCACTGTTGGGGCGGCGACACAACACCTGATAAGCAGGATGATTAAGTGCCAGTTTGCGGGAACCATCAGCCGCCCGTTCGTATACCTTCATCGGCAAGGTTGAAACGGATTCACTCAGCAGACGTACACAGGCCCAGACAGAAGCCAGTGCCAGCGCTTTTTCTGCTGTAACAACTTTTCCACTGCTACTGGTGCCATACCACTCCTGCCAAAAGGCTGCGTCATTCAGTCCAATTGTTTCGCCAAGCCAGTTAACAATCGCGGTTTTGATGCGGCCAGGCCGTTTTTTTCCTTCATCAGATACCTACCATGATCGGATCATCAAAAAATCATCAGGGTCGCCAGTCTCTACAAGAACCGCATCCTCCGCCGCGCCAATAGCCATAGCGGAAGCCACCACGCCATCAATACGGCCAGTGCTCTTCTTCTTGGCAAAGATACGGTTGTCTTTCTGATCGGCTTCCAGAACTGCAGATGCCGCATTCCAGCGCAGACAGGGGTTAGTACGGATAATCAGTTCGCCACTGTTAAGGTGCTCTTCAAACAACTCAATTGACCGCGGCATCCACAACCCAGACTCCTGAGCCTTGTAAAAACCCTGGCCGTGCGGAACCAGTTCAACATCAACGGACTGGTTCGCCAGTTCAACTTCAAGGTATTTAATACGGTACTGGTCGCAGGCAATGCACCTGATATTGTGCTTTTGCGTTAACTCCCCGATGCGGTCAGCCACAAACCCGTAGTTAACAGCCTTACCCGGTGGAGCATGAATAAACCCGTTACGCAGCCAGGCGTCATAGGGAACATGGTCAGTTTTGGCGCGATCCAGCAGTGTGTCTTTTGGCGTCCAGAATTCGACCAACAATTTTTTGAATTTTGGAAAGTAAAGTGCCAGCGAGGTAAGGTCGCGGGAGCCGGAAAGGTCCAGACCTCCATAGCACTCCTCACCTACCAGCTCTTCAGGGTCGAAATCCTGCTCGCATTTCATCCACGTCTCGCTGTCCACCCAAGGATCAGCAGATTCCACCCACTGACAGAAATTAAGGCGGCGGACGATACTCTCTTTTGACGGCATCCCGCGCGCCTGCGTCACCTGCTCACGCAAATATTTCTCGGTGAAGGTGTGTCCCAGTGACGGATTAGCCTTACCCCAGCAGGATTCATCTTTAAACGGGTCGTCTCCTTCATCCAGCGAGCAGATGAAGCTGAAGAAGCTGTCATCTTCCAGATCATCGGAGGCAACTTTGCGTCCGTACTCGTGATACTCAAAACAAACACTGGTTTTATCGTGACCGCTGTTGGTAATAAGGAACATCAACGCCTGCCGACGCCCCTTCGTGCCAGCGCGCATCATCTCAACGACCTGATTGCTTTTATGTTCGTGAACTTCATCAATCAGGGCACAATGTGGACGGGGGCCTGACTGACCATCATCCGAACTGATTGGCCGGAAAAACGAACCTGTCTGAACAAACGCCAGATTCCATTCTTTCCCGGTACCACCTGATTTATGAATTCGCTGAGACAGAGCGGGAGACTGATCCACCATCGCCACAGCATCCCGGAATAGGATCATCGCCTGGTCTTTTTTGGTGGCGGCGGCATACACTTCAGCGCGTGGCTCTTTGTCGGCGACCAGACAATATAATCCGACTCCACCAGCGAGAGGGGATTTACCGGAACCCTTGCCAGACTCAACATAGACCATGCGAAAGCGTCGGTATCCATCACTGGCCTTCCAGCCAAAAATAGAACCCACAATGAAACACTGCCAGGGTAGTAGAATAAAGGGCTGCCCCTCATGCTCACCGCCGTTGAGCTTCAAAACTTTTGCAAAAAAATCGATTCCTCGTTGCGCGGATTCAATGTCCCAGGTAAGTCCCCGCGCCGGCCCGTTTTCCAGATCGCGGAGATGACGTGCGCAGGCATTACGGATATCCGGCCCGGCAAGTATCTTCCCGGTTGTGACATCCAGCGCATACTGTGTGGCTGGGTCAACCGAAGAACTGGTTGAGCGAGTCTTCTTCTTTTTCTCCACCATCAACTTTCACCTTCGTTCTGGCGGCCGGGGTAAGACCGAATTCGACCAGGTAACTTTTAAAGCGGCGATCAGCGTCAGCCAACATGGCCACTGCAGGGTTTGCCTTAATCAAAAAACCGCCATCCGTCTGCACTGTATACGTCCTCCCCTCGTCAGCGATCGTAAGGCGCAACTGGAGTATGTCGGCGTAAATATCACAAAGGCGCTCCAGCGCCAGCACATCTGCAACAGTGAGGACCCCCATACCATCAAGCAGCACGGTCAGTTTTCCCCAGGCAACTTTTCCCCAGTCAGTGAGGTGTGCAGGAGGGCTTGGGATTTCTCTTATCGGGGTGGGTTCTTTGTCGTTGAGTTTACGTTTGCCCGGGTTACCTGTTACCACCTTCAGGTGGGACGGTTTCGGGCGTCTTCCTGCCATCGGAACCTCCCGGAAAAAAACTTTTCATTTCGCGGTTGTGCACAAAAAGGGGGGCTGGCGGTCAGGAAGGCGATGCCTCCTGAACTCTCTACCCGCCCTCCCCCGCCTGTTCATGTCATCTCACCTTCGCCAGTGCGATTGTGGGTCGAGTGGTAGCCCGTTCTCGTCGCATCCGATGACGTGACCACGTTTCTCTTCACGTTGCTTGGTGGAGTCGTGGTGCTGTTTACAGAGGGGTTGCCAGTTACCCTTATCCCAGAAGAGCTTCCGTGCCTTCGCTATCTCTTCCTGATTGCCACCCTTCAGTGCTTCCTTCAGCTTATGTGGCCTTATGTGGTCAACCACCACTGCAGGGATTGCCCTGCCCTGGCGACGACACATGACACATAGAGGGTTAGATTTCAGAAATGAGAGTCTGGCTTTGTCCCAGCGACTGTTATAGATACGCGGCTCGGACATGTCTTCTCCTGTATTTGATGTGCGCGGCGACATGCAACTACTTTTATGCAAGTGCTACTATTCGTTGTTCTAATTAAACTAAAGGGGAGTACCGTGACTAAAGAACAACTGGAAATAATCATTGCCATGATGGCAGGACAGACAGCGGCAATCGTTCATCTCTCATTGAAAGTGGCTGAAATATCTAACTTAGACAAAAAAGAGTTTTCAGACTCTTATCGTAAAACAGAGAACCTACTTGCGGACACCACCCGTAACAGAGAGATTATCGCCATGACGCTTAATCAGATCGCTAATGGTATGGATTCGTCTCAGCCGGCAGGGCCAAGAGACATCTCAGATGAGATCAGGGACATGCTTCATTAATTATTTTAGTAATATCTACGGCTAACTTATTCAGCCAACCTGAATTAATCCGAATGCCAGCCATCACATTTGCAGATGCGGTGGCTTTTTTATTTCGCTTCTGTCTTTTCATTTTTTCCATTTTTGTATCGCCCCTTTCAGGCAGGCCTTCGGTGTGCGGGGTGGCGTATTCACTCCCCAAGAAACGTATAGCATTATCGCAGGCACTCATTGAATGCCTGCTGTAATGCTCTATGAGTTGGGTTCGTTAAATGATATGTTTCCAAATATAACCATAAGGAGATGAAATGTTTAATTTTCTCAAAACACTCAATAGACTCATCAATCAACAAACCACCCAAGAAGTACCGCGGGAACATTCAACCGAGCAACTTCTTCAGTGGGCTACTGGTTGCATGTTAGAAGGTTTGCCGGACGAGTTTTATGAAGCGAGAATTTCCTGTTTCCGCAACATTGACAATGAAGGACGTACCGCAATTGCTTCAATACATGACGTCAAGTTAACCATGGAAAGCGAATACACTCCTTTCTCTCCTCCCGATGATCTTTACGCCACACATTGCATAGAGAAAATTCTTGCTGGAAATAACTGGAGCCAAGCAACTATAACTTTCAACCCGGAAACGACAACATTCACATGGCAATAACTATCTCTGCTATGGCGAGGCTTTGGTGTTTTCAATTTCCCGTATTCCGGCAAGTTGGTTGTTCCCCTTCTCAATGATGGCCAGCAACGGCTCAATCCAGAGAACCGCCTGACAATACGTCATTGAGCTGGCGGCAAAGGCACTATCATCGGCTGCGTTAGCGTTCCCGGAATCGGCGTGCATTGCGCTGGTACGTAAACGGTTCGCGTAGTTGAGCAACCCACTAGAGACATCAGCAGGAACAGGCAGATCACAGGTTTTTTCACGTCGTAGAATCTCCCGGTATTCGATAACTGTCTTTTCGGTGCCAGCATCTATCAACAAGTTAAGACGGTTGGCGTTTTCCGCTATCTGGTTAAACCGGTTGAAACTGAAAGCCTGCGTGGTTATTACCGTCGCCTGTAGTGCGTTGTCGCTGCGCAGTACCCGGTTATCACTCTCGGACGTGGCCAGTACCGCATTGCTGCGTACCAGCAGAACAGAGAGCACCGCAATGATGGTTACGACGACCACCAGCAGGATCGCGACAATCGTAATTTTGTTGGTCTTCATCAGAATACCCCCGGCACTGACACCGGAATGCCAGGGTTAAGCGGTCCAAATCCATCATCCAGCTTTATTGGTTTTTCGCCCCACAGGCAAACCTCACGCTCAATCTCACGCCGGGTGATTAATCCTTTCCACTGCTTACCACCGGCATATGTCCAGCGCCTTAACTGTTCGCATGCACCTTTGATATCGCCCTGGTTGATTTTGTACAGGAGCGTTGAAGTCTTAAAGTTTCCCGCGCCTACGTTATACGCAAATGAGTACAGCGCCCCTCTCATCGTTTCTGGGATCGGAGCGTTGATATATGGGTTAATCTGTCGGGCGACAGTATTCAGGTCTTTATCAAGCAGCGCCTGGCACTCTGCTTTGGCGTAGGTCTTGCCGAGGATAATATCTTTACCAGTATGGCCCCAGCATACAGTCCACACTCCAACAACATCCCGATAAGGCTGATAGCGTACACCTTCAAGGCCATCATTACCTGTTGGGCCAGTAATCAACGCCGCAGCGATAGCAATAGCGCCTGCGGGTATAGCTGCAATAACGCTATTCTTCAGCTTTTGTGGCATAGCCATTGCGACGATCCTCTCGTTCTTTCCAGCGGAAATACCAGTTCACTGCACATGTGATTACCGTGCATGCGATACCGACAATAATTGCCCAGTCGCTCAGGCTTAACCCTGCAATTCTGTCGGCCAACATCCAGGACACCTCTTTTGCTGTTTTAGCTGTTTCGGCGTATGCCTTCGCTGATACACCGCAGCCGGTCAGCGTGGTGCCTGTTCCATATGAAAGTCTGCTGTAAATGGTGCTCATTCTGGTCAT